ATTTCTTAGTATTAGATACAGTATATCACAGTAATTATATTGAATTTGAATGTATGGATACTGGACTCAATGGATGGGAGTTTTTTATAATAGATGAAAACTATGAAGTTGAATATTATATGGTTAGTATAATAAGCAATGATAATGTTTTAGATATGGAAGATACCTGGGTTCATAAAGGAACTTCATTTGAAACATTAGGATATATGTCAAGAAAAACAATAGATGCTTTAGAAACGGCTGGCAAATATAAGGTCTCTAAGCACGATGTAGAAGGACTTGATGGATACGATGAGGAGTTAGCTAATAAAATTATTAACAAAAAAAATCAATAAGATATGTGTGGATTAATTGGATTTAGTGGGCAACAAGCCCAGCAAAACAACTTGTTATATACTATGATTATCAACGACTCAAGAGGTGGTCATAGTTCAGGATGTTATTTTAATGATAACTTTTATAAATCAACAGGGGAAAGCTATAATTTGCTTCCTCTGTTACCAAGCAGTATAAATACTGATACGTTTATAGGACATACAAGATATGGAACACACGGTGAGAATAATATAAAGAATGCTCACCCATATCAATATGGTAATATAATAGGAGCTCATAATGGCGTGCTTCAAAACTATACAGAAGTAGGAAAGAAATATGGACTTAAAGATACTGTTGTAGATAGTCAAATGATATTTAAAGTATTAAACAAGACAAAAGATATTAATACATTAGGTGAATTTGATGGAACAATAGCAGTAATATATACTGATGATAATAAACCAGGAGAATTATATGCTTATAGAAGAAATAATCCTTTGTATTGTGGACGAATAAAAAATCAAGGGATATATTTTTCTTCATTGGAAGAAGCATTAAAAGAAATTAATTGTGATGAGATATGGCAATTAAAATCTGATTATCTATATACTTTTAATAAAGGAGAGGTGAAGAATAAAGTTAAAATAAAAACAAACTTTATAGAAAAGCCTACTGTTAATTGGTATGATTACAAGACTGAATTAAATGATTCTGAAACTGAAGTATTTCATGATGTTAATATTAGACAAGATGGTTCTCAATATAATAACTCCTACAGTTATAATAGTGAATGGGCTGATGGAATGGAGTTAGAAGAACATATAAACTTGGTAGATAAATTAATGAACGATAGAAGAATATCACGAGAAGAATCATTGAAGCTATGGGAATTAAAAGAATATCTTCTTGAATACGTATATTAATATTATGCTGAAAAAGTTATTAATGATTTTAGCAGACGACAAATTTATTGACGATATGTCTCTGTGTATCAACAAGTTAGTTGATAGAATCAAAGAAGATGATGTCAAGTATAATAAGAAGGATATAGAAAAATTAATGGGCGAAATTAAATCACTTAAAAAATATCTTTAATATGGAATCTAATTTAACAACAAACATACACAATACAATATTAGAATCTTGTGAGCTAACTACAGTTACTTGTCCTACTGATGGTAATACATATCAAGTTCCTACAATACAATCAGTTGAAATAGAAGGTGTTTTATATGATATGGAACACGATAGTATTATATACTGTGAAACATCAGACGATTGGGAAATATTTCAAGAAGATTATCATGTCTGGATAGATGATTTATGTTATGGTAACGACGATGATAATGTAGTATATGATGAAGCTCTTGAGGAATACAACCATATGGATAATTGTAGTTATGGATGGATAACCAGGCATACAGAGGGATATTTTTGTAATGAATCTGATTATGTTTATTCAGAAACACATGATGTATGTTTTATAGATAGCGATGTAGCAGAAATACATGGATATTATTATCGTAGTTGTTGTGAAGACTTTGTTAGAGAAGATTACAGCTGTGGCCACGATGAAGAAAGAAGAGAGGACTGGTGTGAATTTAATAATATATTAAAATCAGTTGCTGTAAGCCAGTTAGAAACTGCTTTAAAAGGTGGGTATGATATGTATATCAAAAAGATAGAAAAAGAACCTCTTGGAAATAAAAATCTATATGTACAAAAAGGAATGTATGATACTATGTTTTCTAAAACAGGAGGAATGAAATATACATTTGGAGTAGAAATAGAAACAAGCTCTGGAGATATGGGTGAATTTGAAGATGATTTTAATTGGTCTTGTGTATATGATGGAAGTATAAGTGGCGGAGAATATGTTACAGGAATTCTTATGGGAGATAATGGAATGAGTATTTTAGAATCTATGTGTGATGAATTAAGTAACTATACAGAGGTAAATAGAAGCTGTGGATTACATGTTCATATAGGTGGTTTTATTCCTAATAGAAAGTTTAGTATGATGGCTATAAGATTAGGCTGTCGATTACAAGGCGAGTTATTTATGATGCAACCATTATCAAGATGGAATAATAATTCGTTTTGTAAATGGATAGAAGAAGAGAAGTATGAAAAAATAAACTTTAATACAGGTCTTCAATTATTAGCAGACTATATAAAAATTCCAAAGTTTGATAAGAATAATAATAAAAAGTTGAGTCATCGTGAAGGAAGATATTGTCCTTCAAGATATACATGGCTAAATCTTAATAATTGCAATACAAAAAGTATTAATACTACTGAGTTTAGAATGCATAGCTCAACAACAAATTTTATGAAAATGAAATATTGGATATTAATATGTATGGCTTTTGTAAGGTTTTGTGAAAACAACCAAAGAGATATTATGTTCAATATTAAACATTGTTCTTTAAAATATGTTCTTTATGAGGCTTATAATAAAAAGTTGGCAAATGATATATGGTCTTATTATAAAACAAGAGTTGAAAAGTTTTATAAACAAATTGGAGAAAGAGAACAGCTTCATAAAGCTTATGTAATTAAATTTGATAAGCATTTAATTACTGTAAAAAAAGATAAGAGTAATCCTTTTGATACAGAAAGAATCATTAAAGGATGGTCTAATTTATAACACAAGCTGAAGGGAGCTTGTATATAATAGTGCGACACCTGAAAGTAAACTATGTATGTGAAGAGTGTCCGAGAAACTACACACTATTATATTTTTAAAAATAAAAAACTATGAAAGTAAAAATTCAGAACAGAAGTGTTTACCATAAGTTTGGAGAGATAGAAATAGAAATACCTAAAGATATTAGAGAAGAAGATATACACGAATATCTACTTGACAACGAACATCTATATGCAAACAAGATAGATAAAGCAATAAGTAAATCTAACTTGGAATATGGAAGTGGAGTAAATGATTATAGAGGTATGGATGATGAGTCAGATAGCGAATGGAGATTTGAATGTGAACAATTAAAAATAGGAGGACATTTATAAAAATTAAAATTATGGAGAAAAAAAACTTATTAGACCAAGTAGATGATGGATTCAACTACTTTAATGATAGAATGGAAGAATTAAAAACTGATGATATATATTACATAGAAGCATTTATGAAATATATAGAAGTATTAGAAGCTAAAGTTGATGGATTACACAGGCAATTTATAAATAAATTTTAAAAAGTAAATAATTATGGATGAATTATTAGTTAGATTAAAATTAATACAAAATAGTATACAAAGAGTTTTACATCAAGTAGATAAAGGTACATTAAAGATACCCGAAATACAAGGATATAGTTTGATTACAGAACTCAATGATATAGATGAATTATGCGACCTTAATCAGAATTATTTTCAAGCATGGAAAGAAACAGAAAAGGTAGCTCTACAATTAACCTTAAAAAATAACCAATAAATTAAATAATATGGGAAAAAGTTCAGAAAAATTTATTCAGGAAATGTATAACAAAATGTATTGGGATACTCATAACGAAGGTTATGAATATGCACAACAAGAAATGTATATAATAGAACAAGAAAGATTACAGGAAGAGAAAGAACAATTAGAATCAATAAAGGCAATGGAGATACATACAACAATAGAAC